GCCCCATCGCGCTCAGATACGCCTTTAATTTTGCACGTATCTTGACTCAGCAGGGATTCCTTCATCAGGAATGTGTCTTCATCAAGACCGTGTAGTGGACGAGTTCAACCACATTAGGCAGACAGCCTAATGGGTTAGAATAGCTTCCCCAAGTATATTGAACGGTTTAGAAAGGTCCGTACTTCTGAAGCAGACCCCCTGATAAGACTAAGGCGCGAACCCTATTCCATCTAATAATTAACTTACTAGACGTCTTCGGATCCTTACCCTTTGGTTTCATCCAAACTTGAAGATTGTCTGGGAGGGAAGCTACCCTCTCCTCCAATTCTCCAATAAATCTTAACAAGAGCTCCGTTTTCTCCTCAGGAGTTTTCCGGATAACTTTGTTCACCGTTCGGTAATAAGCAATACGAGATCTTACGTCCTCCTGGACGTGATCTAATGTATCGTTTAATTCACACTGGATAGGAAACAGTATATGATCTCTCATCAAGTCCGCCGTGACAGAGTTAATTCCGCCATCGTCAGACCTTAACGATTTCTTCGACTTACCATCCAATACCTTCATTTCTGAAGGCAGAGACGTTATCATGCGAATACCGTCAGCTCGCCGTTTTACCAGTAATTCGAGTCGTTCAAATATTACAGACTCGAAAGACTGAACCATCCTAGAAAGTGCCTCTCCAACTGGTTCATAAGACTGGGACCTAGTCTTTAAGAATAGCCACTTGAGGTAATCCGGGACCCCGTAAGGGTTTCCAGGGTGTAAAAGCAATAGCATTAGACCCCGGACGCGTGACCCCAAAGTCCACAGATCTCTATCCAGAGACCCGCAAACTCGGAAACGCCACCCGTAAGCCTTCACAACATCACTAAGCCGCAGGTTGACCGCCGGCTTCATTTTCCGTACTAACTCAATGAGCGCAGAGACAGATCCCTGCGCCACTAAGAATTCCTTTAACGAAACCGGAGATACGTCTTCACCTTTAAGGATGAAGCGCTTGGCAAACTCCATAGATCGAATACCCGTTAGGGTCTTCGCCTTAGAGATGCCAACTCCCAAACGGCCCATAATGCGCAAGTACTCACCGGCGACGTCGTCATGAGCTATCACAACGTCATCGCCCAGTACCGCGTAATACTTAAACCAACCATCCCATCCTGATCGGAATGCCGCCCACTGTACTATTACATGGTGGGTAATAGCTAACATAGCCCACGAGCTGAGTGCTCCCATCGGTTGCCCGACAGAGTACTTAACCGTCGCCGGCAAGTCCGGATCGAACTGCTCTCGAGCGTAATCAGATATCTGATAAGAACGCCCTACTAACAGCTCTCTCCAAGTCACCCCTAGCTTAGGGTGTAACTGCTGGACTATGAGAGCTTGGTAGTCTACCGGAAGTCTATCCGTCGCTGCACTCAGATCGAAAGAATGGCATCTCCCGATTTTAACTTTGAGCCAATTACTTCCTAATCAGCCCTTACTAAAACCAGGAGCGGCGCGCTGCCGTTCTAACTTGTCTAACTCAGCAATGAGTACCCGGATCGGCTTATGCTGATCATGAGTACCATCCTGAGGAATTCCTTTCAGAATTTTATAGAGCATCTGGTGCAACGGCGACATGATCACTTGCGTGAAGTAGTCGACCATAGCAAATACCCTTACTTTTCCAGGCTCACGTTTAAACCCGAGCTTGCCTAATACTCGAGTAAACGGATGTGATCCCGATGGTCCAGGTTCATACCTTTTTATGAACGTACGGAGATATCCATACGACCATGCCCGGGCAATCATCTGTATAACCGAAGTTACATGGCGAATCCCAAATAGGATACACCAACCATCGAGCGCAGAATACAAACGCTCGTTGGCCGGATGAAGCCAGGCACAGGCCTGCATCGGAATCGCCATCATCGTGGTCTCTCGACCCGTTGATCCCGGTCCACTCTTAGACGACATAAAGTATTTTAACGGGAAATCCTTTAAAATTTTCTTAGGATCCCCAGCATAAAATAACAAGTCAAACCCCGATATCGCCTTTAACATACTAAAGAAGACGGGTAGGAATCTGCGAAAATCTTCGAACAACCGTGAATCCCGGGGTAACCCAGGATCCGTAATTGTCGAGATTTTCACTTTCCCTTCCCAGTCCAAAACTCTGTAAAAGGAGAAAAGTGACCCCCAAAGGCGGATCACCCGAGAATTACCTTTCGACAATTCTCTTCGGTGGTGAATGGGAATGACTCGTGGATAACCAGCTCCACATCGAGAGATAGCTACTCCTAGCTCTTGCGAGC